GCACTCAAAACGAACAGGAGAACCGATGTCTATGGAGTATGGACATGGTGGGCCTGTAAAAAAATATCCAGGTGGAGGAATGGTTAAGCCAAGGAGACCAATGTATCGAAATGGTGGAGTTGTTATGGCTAACCAAAGAACATCAAATCCAAACCCTATGAACAATATGGATGACTATCAATCTTCTCAAAAGGCAGATATACAATTTTTAATGAATGAATTATCTATGCCTATGTCTTCAAGAAATAATATGGCGCAAAGGTTAAGAGACATGAAAAGATTGAATAATATGAGAGGTATTTATAAAGATGGTGGTAAAGTTAATAAGCCTGAAATGACTGCTAAGCAAAGAGCTCAACTTATGCTTGAAGGTTTGAAAAGATATAAAGGTAAAAAAAAGAAAAACCCAAACAAAAAAGCTAAAAAATAATGGCGATTTTTATTTACGATAAAGAAAGTGAAAAATGGGTTGAAGCTAATAAAAAACCTTCAAATCTTGACGATACTAGAAATCATGTTAATATGAGAACAACTTGGAGTGGTCAAACAAAAGTTGAGTTTAGCCAAACCACAATGGACCAAGACATAGCTGATAGGAATGCACGTTAATGGCTGTAAGTTTTGGAGAACAGATACACGCACTCACAGGATTTGATGGAGACAGCACAGCATCATCAGAAATAGGTGAAAATTTTGATGACGTAACAGCTGAATGGATGAACTCTGCTATTAGAGAGGTCATCAATGTCTTACCATCTAAATTAAAACAAAAATGCTCTGTTGTTTCTATACTTAATACTAGCAATGGAACAACTTTAGACTTAGATGGAAAAGGAGAAATCCTTCAGGTTACAAGAAAATATGCCTCAGATAAATATCAGATTCCTTGTAGAGAAATAAGTCCCTTATTATCTGATTTAGCAAACGACCCTAGTAGTATACACACCGCAAGTGCAACTGACCCTATATTTTATAAAGTTAGCAATTCTTCTAGTGCGTCAACATTATTTGTTTTACCAACTCCAACAAATAGCGAGCCTTCAAATGTATATCATGTTGGTTACCCTGTATTTGACGCAGATGGAAGTGGAACAAATATTAATATTAAAACTTCAACATCTATAGCTAATTTCCCTGATGAAGCTGAGTATTTAGTTGTATTAAGAGCAGCTATAAATGCTTTAGAGTATCAATCAATAATTGAAGAAGACCCTGAATTATATCTTCCTCATTTACAAAATTTAAAACAAGATTATCAACAAGGATTGCAAATGTTAGGCGCTTTACAATCACAACCTCAACAAGGAGCTTAATAATGAAAATTAAAAGTATTGTAGAGCAAGTAGAGAAAATGTTTGGAAGGCAATCTCAAAAATATTTATTTCAACTTATAAATGATGGACTAATAGATGTTGCAGGTCAAGCACAACATTATTCAAGAATATCAAAAACAAATTTAGAATCATATCAAAGATGGTATGATTTAGATGATAAAATGATTGACGTTATGAAGGTAGAAATTTTAGATACAAATGATAGGTATGTTATGATACCTAAATTGGCTGACCCTCATAAATTATTAAAGGGAGATACTGATGAGTCTGCAGGTTCATTAACATAAATTATGGCGACAGATAAAAGAACATATCCAAACGATTATTTTGCATGGTACAATGACGATGATAGAGTTGCTATTGTATGTGAGACTACATCTACGGGAGATGGTGTAAATGAAAGATATGATACATATCAAGGCTCAACTGTAAATAATGCAATACGTATAACTTATCATTCTAAATACGAAGAAGTTACAGATATCGATGAGGATTTAAAGTCAGATATAGGGTTGGATTCAGGTTTGCACAAAAGTATAGTATGTTATGTAAAATATAGATTGTTTGAAGATGCAGGAGACATACAACGTGCGCAATATTATTATCAAATGTTTGAAAAAGGCATAAAGGAATGGCCACATAGAAGGTCTAGTGTTAGAGTTCTATCTGTGCCTAAAATTTAGGAGTATTAAATGGCAACAAATTGGGTTGATGAAGTAAAATCAGGAGCAACGTCTACAGGAAGCAAAGCACTAAGTTTAGCTGATACAAGTGCATTAACTATATCAAATACAAGTTCAGATACTTTATTTCAAGTTAAATCAGATACTACAAATGGTGGTTTTACATCAATACTTGGTATAGAAGGTCAAGAAGGAGTATTGTTTCTTGGGGCTGACAACGGTGATGATACTTCAGCTGTTTGGCAAATACAAAGCGATACTTCAGGAAACTTTAAAATTGGAAATAGAACTTTAGGAACGGGCTCTCCTGTACGAGGAAACACCATTACAGATGCAATAACTATTGACACAAGTAGAAATATAAGCGTTGGTGTTGATGACACAGGTTATGATGTTAAGTTTTTTGGTGATACAGCGAGCAGATATTGGCTGTGGGATACATCAGCAGATGGGGTTGTGCAAAGAGGAACTTTAACTGTAGGAGTTGATGATACTGGGCACGATGTTAAGTTCTTTGGAGCAACTTCTGGTCAATATATGTTATGGGATGAAAGCGCTGATGAATTAGTTTTAGCAGGAGATAGCAAATTATCATTTCATGATGCAGCTGGTGGAGAAAATATTATAGCAACATCAGACGGGCATCTAGAAATAAATGCAGGAACAACCTTAGATATAACAGCACCAACGGTAGATGTAAATGCTTCAAGCGAATTAAATATTGATGGAAATGTAGATTTAAACGGAACACTTGATGTTTCAGGTACATTGACTTTAGGTAATTTAACTGTAACAGAAGGTTCAGATGGAGCTTCAAGTAGGAAGCTAACTGTTGGAAATGTAGAAATAGATTATGATGGAACATCAGATGCTTGTGGAGTTTTGACTTTTAAAGAAGGAGATGCTTCTTTTGGAACTGATAGAGATTGGAATATTCACCAAAGAAAAAGTTCTGGAAATGAAGGTGATTTATGGGTTGAATATTTAATTCATGGAGGTAGTTATAAACAGCCTTTTAAAATAAGTGCTACAGCAGGAGATGATGCTCTTGTTGTAGGTGCTAATGGCAACATATCAATCGCAGGAGATTTAACTGTTACTGGAGCTGATTTAATATTAGGAGCAGATGCAGATGGAACAGATAGGACTATTGTGTTTGGCCATTCTACATTAAAAAGTATTATGGGAATCGATGATTCTGCTGATAGGTTTGTAATAAACACAGATGCATCATTTGATGGAACTATAGCAGATAATGATTTTTCTATAGATGCTAGTGGTAATGCCTATATTAAAGGAGACCTTACGGTTACAGGAGGCAAGCTAACATTTGGCAATGGAGAAGTTTTTACAAACGAAACTGATGATGTACTATATTTAGAGGCACCTACAGTTGGAGTAAACGCAGTAGCTCATAGTAGGAATGCTCTTTTTGCCTTAATAGCTGATACAGATTCAGATTCAGAGCTTAGATTTATGGAAGGCTCAAATAATAAATGGGCCATAGGTCACGATGCAAGTGCCTCTGATGAACTTTGTTGGATGCAAAATGCAGCTATAAACGAATCAACAGCTAAAATGAAATTAACAACAAGTGGAGACTTGTCTATAACAGGAGACCTTACTGTCGGTGGTAATGATATTAATTTTGGAAACGCAGGAAAAATTACGGATGGAAATGGAAGTTTTATTTTTGAAGATACTGATGGTTCCGCAGGATGTGTTATAGCAGTAGACACTCAAAATGCAGGTCAAGACTCTAGTATAGGTTTTCAAGAAAATGGAGTAATTAAATGGGTTATAGGTAATGATGGAAGCGATTCAGATAAATTGAAAATAGCTTCCTCATCAGCTGCATTACACACAAATACTGAATTAAGTTTAGATGATAGTGGTAACTTAACTACTACGGGTGCAATAACCTCTGGTGCAGAAATAATAGGCAAGTCAACTATGACAACCGATACCACAGCTGGAGCAAACACATGGTCAGCAGCAGAGCTTATAGGGGGAATGTTATTAAGAGACCCTGCTGGAGGAGATAGAAGCGACGTTACTCCTACTGCAACACAAATAGTTAATGCAATTTCAGATTGTGCTGTAGGAAGTTCATTTAGATTTCATATAAGAAATACGGCAGATGCTAATGAAACAATTACGTTGACAGCTGGTACTGATGTAACTTTATCAGGAACTATGACAATAGCAGAAAATTATGCAAAAGACTTTTTAGCTATAGTTACAAACGTAGGTTCTCCTGCGGTAACAATACATAGCTTAGGCACTTATGTTTGGTAATAAAATGAGGATAATATGGCAGAAAAAGTAGAAGATAGATTAAAGGTTGAGGTTGAAAAATACAACGAACTCAATAATGAAAAAAAGAAGTTAGAGATAGAGCTTGGTAGAATAAACAAAGAAATGTTAAAAATACTTGGCAAGATTGAATTGTTAGACGATTTAAGCGAGAACAAAAAGAAAAAATAGATGGTTGATTCATTAAAAACAACAGCTGCAAGTGTAACAGGTATTAGCGTAACTTGGATTGAATGGTTGCCTATTGCTGTTAGGGTAGCGGTTGGGATTGCCACTTTTATATATATATGCGCAAAAGCATATAATGAAATTAAAAAATAGGTTACTATGAGCAAAGATAAAGGCGTTGTAAAACGTGTATTTGTAACACCTGATAAACATTTTCCCCTACACGATAAGAAAGCAATAAGTGTAGTTAGGAAAGCAATAGAAATTGTAAAGCCTGATGTTTATGTGGATTTAGGCGATGTAGGTGAGTGGCATGGTTGCTCTCATTGGCAATGGAAGAAGAAAAAAAGGCCACCCTTAGAATACCAATTACCTTTTATTGATAAAGATGTAAAGGATGTTAATAAAGGTATGGATATGATTGACGAGTCTTTAGACAAGGCTAATTGTAAAGAAAAATATATGATTGAGGGTAATCATGATGATTGGATGAACCGATTTGTTGACGAAAACCCTTACTTAACTAACTATAGGTTTAAAGAATGCGTAAAATTAAAGGAAAGAAATTACAATTACTATCAAGCAGGAAAGTATCTCAAGATTGGGAAACTACACTTTTACCATGGCCATCACTTTGCAGGAGTACAACATACAAGGAATCATCTGATACGTCTTGGAACGAATGTAATGTATGGTCATCATCACGATATCCAACAAAGCTCAATGACGCATATGGATGGTCAGAAGTCAGCGTGGAGCATTGGATGCCTAAAGGATATGAGCAATGAACAAAATTCATGGCTTGGTGGTAGGCCTATAAATTGGTCACATGCATTTGCAATTGTTGATTTTTTTACAAAAGGACATTTTACGGTGCATGTTATACAAATAATTGATGGAAGAACCTCATTATGGGGTGAACTTATAAATGGATAATTATG